CGAACTGCTTGATATAGTCATTATCGTGGCTGATGGGGGGTAGGAATACAAACCACCTTGTTCCCAGATGGTTTCTTTTGTGTTTCCAACATCGTTGTTGTAACCGAACTTAAACACAGTTTTATGGCCCGTGATTTGACCACGGGCCACCTGTAGCTCAAATGGCTCAGATGTTCCGACCTGTGAAATGGAACGGATATCATATGCCATCGGATCCTCCTACGAAAGGATGATCGTTAGTTGGTTACTCGCACCTGTAAACGCAGAAACGTACACACCTTCCGAAAAGATAATACCGTCATCTGGAATGTTCATTACGTGGTGACCTGCCGGAAATGTTTGCGTAAGCAAAGTATCACCGCTTGCGCCACCGTTTTTCAACGTGAACGCACCCGCAGCCGCACCGTAAATTACAACCTGCCGTAAACGAGAACGAGATGGACCGACAACCGCAGCCGCCGTTCCTTGAACCCAATTATACGCTGTTACTGGACCAGCCATGAATCACCTCCTACTAAGCGAGGTTATTGTTTTGCTGATACAGAATAGTAAACCGTACTTCTCCAGCAGTAGTTGCCGCCGACGCAGTAACCGTTAAACGAATGTCCGCAGTTCCTGTGTCTTCCCAAGCTAACGCCCCACCTGCTTCAGTAGTTGGATATTTACGACCTGCTGTTGTACCGCTTGCAAAAGTATTTAAAATTGAGGTTGCACCGCCTACTGTGTCTCCAACACTTAGGTTTGTTGTTGCGTTAGCCGCTGTAATCACATCGATCACGCAATCAATAATCTGAGAGTTTGCTGGAATAACAACGTCAGTTACTTGAGCCGCCAATGCACCGCCAGATAAATCTGCGGCGAATGTCTGTGCCATTACAACTTGACCAGTGTTTTTTATATTAGAACCAAGGGTTGTACCTGTGGTTTCTTTGATGGTCCCAGCTTTAATAGGACCTGAAAAAGTAGTTGTACCCATGTCGATCTCCTGTCTGGGTTAGTCAGTCACCCCATGTGACTGTCAGGGATAATTTTACCATACAGAAGTTTCAGATAAAAAGAAAGGGGCTACCGAAGTAGCCCCAGTCCATCAGGGAGGAGGTAAATGAATTACCGTCCTCTATATAGCACAGTTTATGCGCCAGGTGAACCAAATACACAACGTGGGTCTGAAAACCCAAAGCTGTAGCGTTCACGAGCTTTAAAGCGCATGTTGCCTGTGTCGAAGTCGGCTTCCATGTTTGTAGACAATGGAGTCCGCTCGAAGTGGACAAAACCACGAGGCGCGTCTGTTTTAATGAAGAACGCATCTGGGTCCGTTAGGAAGTCGTTGACGGCATAACCTTCAGGCAACATTCCCATTGAACGGATAGCGTTCGTGTCATTGTCAGCAGTACCAACCCGAAGGTTCGATACCATCAGACGCTCTGCAATAAATTGCAGTTGACGCGGAATCATGAGTTTTGTGCCGCGCAATGCGACCTTCAAACCACGCTCGTCCACAAAACCTGCGATGTTGATAAGGGCATCTTCAAGAGATGTCTCGTTCAAATCCGCAGCTACTGTGGGTTCGTTGGCAAATGTACCACCGTTTGTTAACGGGTGGTCCGTCGCACAAAGCGCAACACCGTCACCACCAGCAGTCGCGCCAGCAGTAAATGCGTTGTTAAGAACCGCAGCGGCCTTAACTTGCTTTGTGTGTGCCATTGAACGTGCCAACGCACGAGTATAACGTGAGCCTAAACGATCATAAAGGTTGTCTTCGACAGCCTCTTCCGTGATCGAGAATGCCAACGCAATGGTCTCGTGGTTGTAACGAGCAGTGTACGCCTCGTTAGCGTCGTCGAAATTAACAGAGGAACCTTCCGATTTGGTCGGTGCCGCTCCAAACCCACTCAACATAACTTCCTCTTCGAATGCTCGATCAGAAGATTCTGTTGTATAGATCTCCGCGTGTTGGTTTTCGTACCGATTGTACTCCATACCAAACAGCGCGTTGAGGCCTGGTTCTAGCTCTTTCGCTAGTTGTGCGCGAGAAATAGCCATTCTTTAGACCTCCTTAAACGCCAGTAGTCGATGGAGTACCAGCAACAATCGCACCATTGGCGGAGTTGAAGCTGTTATTCAATCGAACAATTACAGGGATACCAGCCGCTGTAAAGTCGCTGTTTTCTGGATCATCTTGAATTCCGATGATACGCAGTTGCAGCGCAGCAGTGGTGGCGATTGTGCTAACACCCAACTTAGCAGAAGAGATACCTGTGGTAGAAGAACCAGAAGTAGCTGTTGCAAAGTTTGCGTTTGCGAACACATGCCCACGCGCAGTTGCTTCGCTAGTCAACGAAGCGTCTGATGCGATAACAAATGTTTGCATTGGGTTGTCATACACAAAGGCTTTGACGGGATGGTTAGAATCCGCGCCAGAACCAGGCCAGTTATTGGAAAAAATAGTTTCACCAGTAGTGGACGAAACGTATTCGCATCCCCAGAACACACCAAGTAGACCTACCGTTCCACCAGCAGCCGCGCCAACAATATCAATAAAGCCTGTTGACAGCGGAATTACGGGTGAACCTTGGTAAATCGCGTTAGTGTTTCCAGAGGCGATACGATACTCGGTCGCACCAGTGGTGTTTGCAGCCTGACCGACTACACCGATCGGACGTAGTCCGAAAGCACCGTTAGTGTTTGCCATTGTAGCAATCCTCTAAGTTAGTCGGAGTCTCTACGAGATCCTCCGAATGATACACGACTTTGCCGATTATTCGTTATCGGCATTGAAGGATGTTGCTCCTTCATAAGGTCCTGATCTACAGCAGTCATCTGTTCGCGGGTTCTGCCCCCGTAATATGCAGTTCTTTCTGCTACTGTTTCAACAGGTATGCGACACAGCATCAGTCCGCCTTGACCAATCACACCCTCGTACCGACCATCGTCAATAACAGGGGCCTCATAGTCTGGATACTCATCTTTCCGGACGGGTTCCCATCCTTCGCGTAGCTTGGCGTTGACATTCATTTTGTCTTCCTCACCACGCATTGCAACTCGTATCCAACGATGCACAAAACCCTCTGGGGCTTCAGGTGCTGCAAGGTGACTGGGCGGTGCCCATGGTTTACGGCGCGAATCTAATTCGCGAGTTGCGCCGGAGCGCGGGGTTCTTTTGTCAGCCATGTGTTACTCCTTCACATATTTAGCGTATTCTTCTAGCGGTACGTTTAGACGTTTCGCCATCGCTATTTGTGACGGTGATAGTTTAACCGACCTGCGCCCCTGTTTTGCGGTACTGCGAGTTGCCGAAGCGCCAGCAGGTGCGACCTGTGCTCCGCTCGATTTCTTCGTCTGGAACTTGTGCGGAAACTCCGAACGCATCCGACGATCAACCTCAGTATAATACTCATCGCTTGCTGGGTCAAACCCTTCCTCTTCTACGAGTTTGCGATGTATACCAAAAGCTGCATATGTCATCACCTCATCACTGCCAAACCAATCATTTTTCTCCGCCCAGCCTTGTGCCTTCGGGTCTGGTTTAGCTTGTGGTTGCGGTGCCGCCTGTTGTTGCGCAGGCTGTTGTTGGGGTTGTTGAGGCGCACGTTCAGAACGCTGCTTCGCCAAACGCAATCTTTCTTGCTCAATCGACATTTTCGACAATGCTTCTTGAGCTTCCAACATTTTTTCTGTGTCGCCGCCGTCATAGGCTTCGCGATACAACTTTTTCGCAGCAGCCATCTGAGTTTCCAACCGAGTGCTGTACTCAGCTAAATACCCTTTGTCCAAATTCTGCATACGATTTTTTAACTGATTGTTTTCATTAAGAAGCTGTTGCGCCATACGCACCGCTTCCTCACGGTCCCGCTCTTCTTTGCGGTACTTCTCAGTCAACTTTTTGATGCGGCTCTGCACCTTCTGACTATAGCTATCAAGCTCACCGTCATCCGAATCCGATTCTTCAACCGGAGCCGCCGCTTCTGTATTCTCCTCTTCGGGAGACTCTACCTCAACTTCTACGCCCTCGTCTTCATTCTCAAGGACTTCTTGTTCTTCCGCCATCAGTTTCTCCTAAACATGCTTGATGTCGTCGGGCTCATGGATCGTAGCAATAACCTCATCGTCATTGATAATACGAACCTCTCCACCGTCGATCTTAAACCGTGACCCAGAGTATCTACCAATGCATACCCACTGGCCTGCTTCGCACCAAGGTTCTCCCTTTTTCCCGAACTTATCCGGATCTTTGTAGGCCAACGGCCCAACCTTCAAAACGTAAGCAACAACCGTCGCTACCGCTTCTCGGTCCCGAATTTCGTCAGGAATGTGCAAGCCTCCCTGAGTTTTAGATGCCCCTTGATAGGGCATAACTAAAACCCGCCAACCAGTTGGTTGCGGGAGACGTTCAAGTAAAGGTTTGTCTAAAAGAGCGGGATCTAAAACTCGATCCCGCGTGTCTACATACGCGC